CGACCTCGGTAAGCCAAAACGATTCAAGACGCTTACTTGTCGTTCTATTGACGGCTCATTGACGGGTGCTACTCGAAGCGAGAGAATTCTTTATGCGGATGACCTTGTTTCCGGTATAGAAGAAGCTCTATCTAAAGACCGATTGGATAGTCTTTGGGATAAATACACCAATGACCTTAAATCCAGAAAGAAGCTCGGATGTAAGGAAATCCATATTGCCACTCGATGGTCGGTTCATGACCCTATCGGCAGACTTGAACGCCAATATGAGGGTAACCCCCGTGCTAAGTTTTTTGCTCTTCCTGCGCTTAATGAGAATGATGAAAGTAATTTTGATTACGATTACGGCGTTGGGTTCGATACGAAATATTTCCTCGATATGAGAAACAGCTTGGATGATGTTTCGTGGAAATGCTTATTCCAAAATGAGCCGATTGAGCGTGAAGGATTACTCTTCCCGGAAGAAGAATTGCTGTATTACAATGGGGTACTGCCGGATGGAGAACCGGATAGAAAAGTTTCCGTATGTGATATTGCATGGGGTGGCGGTGATAGTTTGTCTATGCCGATATGTTATGTTTACGGTGAAGATGCCTATGTAGTCGATGTGGTTTTCAATAACGGAGATAAGGAAGTTACTCGCCCCATTGTAGTCGGAAAATTAAAGCAACACCTCCCCCATCAAGTTCGTTTTGAAGCCAACAACGGCGGCGATGAGTATGCTGATAAAGTTGATGAGATGCTTCGTAAGGAAGGAATCAAGTTAAATATTTCTCATAGGAAGTCTCCTTCTACCGCAAGTAAATTGTCAAGAATTATTCAAGCCGCTCCCGATATTAAGAAATTATACTTCTTGGATAAAAAGCATCGGTCAAAGGAATATTCAAAGTTCATGAAAGAACTAACCTCTTTCATGCAAACCGGAAAGAACAAACACGATGATGCTGCCGATTCGTTGGCAATGCTCACGGTTCTTTTAAAACATCCCGGCGGTAGTGTTGAGATTATTAAACGACCTTTTTAACTATATGTAGTATATTTACCTCTTGACAAATGCTATATGTTGTGGTATAGTGTATAGGTGAAAAAGTATACAAATCTATCGAGGGCAGAAATGGTTCCTGTCGCACTCGAGAGAGTATCCGAGATGATGGACACATCAACCATCCGATAGCTGTTTTATAAAAATAAGAGCGTAATCGCTTGGGTGCATTAGACACCGAAGAGACTACGCTTGTCTTATTTTTTAGGAGGATGTGATAATTGAAAGTATTTTCAATAAGATTAAGTCGTGAGCTGGAGGAAATCATCTTAGTCCCGATAGCAGATTCTCATGACTCAGACGCTTTCGCTGACGAGAAGTATGTTGAGGATAGAATTAAGTTCATTAAGGAGACCCCAAACGCTTTCGCCTTATTGAACGGTGATCTTATGAATATGGCAACTAAAAATTCTAAAAGCGATGTGTATGCTGATAAATATAGCCCCGATGAACAACTGGATCGCTGTATAGAACGATACTATCCGATACGAGATAAGATTTTGGGCGTGAACGAAGGAAACCATGAACGCCGAATCTCTAAGGAGACAGGTATTCAAGTGACAAAGCGGTTTGCTAGAGAGTTAGGAATAGAGGATAGATATTCGCCGAGTGGGTTGTATATCATCCTCCGAGTCGGACAAGTTCAAGGTAAAAAGCGTGAGAGCAATGGTAGCGGAAAAATACGCCAAATATGTTACACGATTTATATGACCCACGGATCAAGGAGTGGAAGAAAAGCTGGTAGCAAGGTAAATGCTCTTATCGAATTGTCGAACATAGTTACCGCTGATGTATACATCCATTCGCATTCCCATTTAGGTGCAATTATCCCGGGAGTAATAAATGTGCCGGATTTAAGAAACGACAAGGTAAAAGTTAACGAAACCTTGTATATAAATACAGCAGCACCATTGGATTACGGCGGATATGGCGAAATAGGAGAATATCAGCCGGTCAGCAAGAAATCCCCGATAATCTACTTATGTGGGACAAAGAAATCAATGGATGCTGATTTAGGGGAAAGGATAAGATGGAATGATTGAGAAAGTTGTTTACATCTGTCATGAGTTCGGTGGTAAACAAGAAAATGCTGATAGAGTTGCTGCGCTCGTGAGAGAACTTAGTAATCTCTACCCTACTATTTGTTTTATATCTCCGATTCATGCTTTCGGATTCCTGTATGAGTCCACAGACTATGACCTAGGAATGTCATATTGTTTAACTCTTTTAGATATGTGTGATGAAATGTGGGTATTCGGTGAGTTTAGTAATAGTACGGGTTGTCTTATTGAAAAAGAGTATTGTAGGAAATACAAGATTCCTATTGTAGAAAAGAGGTGATTAAAACGGAAACCAGAACAATGTTTGGCAGAAGGGTTATTTATTCATCTGTATCGGAAATAACTCGTGAAAATGTTGTGGATGTTCTTCAAAACGCAATGCTCATACATTCGGTAAACAGTAGTGAAATAGATTATCTTTATCAATATTACAAGGGTAATCAACCTATCCTACAACGAGTTAAAGCTATTAGACCGGAAATTAACAATAAAATTGTTGAGAATCATGCCTATGAAATTGTATCTTTCAAAACCGGATATGTTTTTGGGGAACCGATTCAGTATGTACGGAGAAGTGAAGATAAAGATATTTCCGAAAAAATCACCCAGCTAAATGAATTTATGTTTGCAGAAGATAAGGCACAAAAGGATAAAGAATTAGCCGAATGGTTTTATATTTGTGGTACAGCTTACAGAATGATATTACCGGATACGATTGCTGATGAAAGCCCGTTTGAAATTGATACACTTGATCCTCGATATGCTTTCGTAGTATATAACAATGGCTTTGGAAAAAAGCCGCTTATGGGCGTTAAATACATTAAGACCGATGATGGGAAAATACTTTACAGCATCTATACTACAACCACTTATTTTGAGGTTGAGGAAGATGTGGTTGTAAAAGAAGAACCTCATGTTTTGGGAGATGTTCCGATTATTGAATATCCGGCTAACTCAGCAAGATTGGGAGCTTTTGAAGTTGTACTGGGTTTGCTCGATGCTCTTAATAACACAGTATCAAACCGCATGGACGGCATAGAACAGTTCGTTCAAGCCTTTATGAAGTTTGTGAATTGTGATATTGATGAGGAACAGTTTACAGCTTTGAAAGAAATGGGAGCAATAAAGATTAAAGGCGAACCCGGAAATCCCGCCGATGTGGATATTGTTTCAAAGGAGCTTAACCAAACTCAAGTTCAAGTAACAAAAGATGATATTTACCAGATGATATTGATTATTTGTGGTATGCCGGATAGGAATAGAGCTAATCGTACAACCGGTGATACCGGGCAAGCTGTTATTCTTAGAGATGGTTGGAGTGCTGCTGAATCCAGAGCGAGGGACACTGAATTGGCATTCAAATGTTCTGAAAAGATGTTCCTTCGTTTAGCTTTGAGAATTATTAACACTGTGCATGGGCTTGATCTCAAGCTAAGTGACATTGACATTAAATTTACTCGAAACAAAACTGACAACCTATTGGTCAAAACACAAGGTTTACAAAACATGCTTGAAGCTGGTATTCATCCTCAGATAGCGATAACCAATAGCGGATTATTCAGCGACCCAGAACAGACATATCTCGATTCGTTACCTTATTTGGAGAAATGGCTGACCGCAAAGGCAACATACACTCCATCAAATAATAAACCTAATCCAGAGGGGGTAGCGTGATGAAGTGATGCTTTTGATTGATGTTCGATGTAAAAAATGTGGTAAGTTGCTCGGAAAAATCAAAGGCGAAGCCGAAATAAAGTGTAAAAATTGCAAAACAATAAACTATTTTAACACAGAGCGCCGAAAGAGTGCCGATTGACCTTTGATTAGAGGTTGATTGGTACTTTTTATTTCAAGCGAGAGAACGCTATAAAACACAATAGGGAGAGAACCGACTAAACACAAACATTTGGTGAGAGAACACCTATAAAACACAGGAGGTTATTATGGATATTAAAACTTTACTTGGTGATGCGTACAGAGAGGGAATGACAATCGATGAAATTAATGCGGCATTAGCGGATAAGAATTTTGTAGACCCGGCGACTCTTCCGAAGTCAGTGCCGAAAGATGTTTTTGACAAGACCGCTTCGGAGCTTGCGAAAGTTAAAAAAGAGTTGAGGGAATTACAAGAATCTACTATGTCGGCGGATGAGAAGTTGAAAGCCGAATTAGAAAAGGCTGCTGCCGCTCAACTCACTTATGCAAAAGAGCTTTCAAAACTTAGAGCAAAAGAGATTTTCGTTTCGGCAGGATTAACCGAAGATGATTATAGCCCCATTTTGGATGCGATTGTTTCCGAAGATGAGGAAACTACTAAGGCTCGTGCAAAAAGCATAGTTGACCTGATTGTCGCTCAAAAGGCCGCTGCTGAAAAAGCACTTAGAGCGGAATTGCTAAAGAGTGCACCAAAACCGCCCGCCGGAAAAAACGGAGAAATGACTAAAGAGGATTTCGACAAACTGACATTGACCGAAAAGGCAAAGTTAAAATTGGAGAATCCAGAATTATACAAAATGCTTATAGGAGGTAATAAATAATGGCAGGATATTATCTTAATTTTCCGTTCGATGCGGAATTATTTGTGCAGGCGTGGGGTGAAGCTCCCGACCCGGTAAAGACAGCTTTGTTAAACAGTGGTGTTCTCGTGAACGACCCTGTTGCGGCTGCAAAATTGCAGAACGATGGTAATTTATATACTCTCCCCTTCTACAATATTCTCGATGGGGATGAAGTGAACTATGATGGCGCAACGGACATTACCTCTACCGAAACAAGCGCTGATGTGCAGACTGGTATTGCTTATGGTAGAGCAAAAGGCTTTACTGCCAGAAATTTCGTAGCAGAACTGTCCGGATCTGACCCCTTCGGTCATATCGTAAATTCTGTAGCGAGGTATTGGAACAAGAAACGCCAGAATCGTATTATAGGCTTGCTTGACGCTATTTTTGGTATTACTAATGATCTCGAATGGGCGAAGCATACCGTTAACCTCAGTGTAACAACCGGTACGCCCTATAAGATTGAAGCTACCACTTTGAATGATGTTGCTACTGATACTCTCGGAGATAATAAATCGGCATATGCGGTTGCAATCATGCATTCTAATGTGGCTAGAACATTAGAGAATTTGCAACTCCTTGAGTATTGGAAACAGACCGATGCTAACGGCATTCAGAGACCTACGACATTGGCTTCTGCGAACGGTTATCTCGTTATTATTGACGATGGCGTTCCGGTTGATACAACTGCTGAGGGTTATCCTAAGTATACCACCTACTTGCTTGGAACAGGTGTTCTGAGGTTTGCACCGGGCAGACTTGATGTTCCTGTAGAAATTCATCGTGACCCTGCTAAGAATGGTGGACAGGATACTTTATATACCCGTATTAGAGAAACCATTCATCCTAACGGCTTTAGCTTTAAGGTTCCGACCACCGGCTGGACTGAATCTCCTACCGATACTCAATTGTTCGACAAAAATAATTGGGTTCGTAAGTTTGATGCTAAAGCTATTCCTATGGCAAAGCTCATTACCAATGGTTAATAGAAAGGGGTGTAGCGTGAGTGGCAGATATAAACTCAAAACTCGACCTGTTAAAAGGTTTGCTTGGTATAAGCGGAACGGATGAGGATGCGTTGCTGCTCACGCTCCTATCCATTGCCGCACAAAAGATTCTCGACCGAGCATATCCCTATGATCCAACGATTATAGAGGTTCCGGCTCGTTATGAAACTAAACAGGTTGAAATAGCGGCTTACCTCTATAATAAACGAGGTGCGGAGGGACAAATCTCTCATAGCGAAAATGGCATAAGCCGTACTTATGAGAGTGCTGATGTGCCGGAAAGCCTTATGAGGGGTATTACCCCATATGTGGGGGTGTTCCGATGAGAGCATTGGAACGAAACAAACAGACGATCTATTATGCTCTTTATGAAGGTAAAAAACCTGTTTTCGATGAGTACGGTAACGAAACCGGAGAGTATGAAATATTGTATTCCTCCCCCACCGCTTTACGAATAAATGTGTCGGCGGCAAAAGGTGAAAGCTCGACAAGACCGTTCGGTGATACCGAAAACTACGATAAGGTTTTAATGACAGATGACCTAAGCGTACCAATCACTGAAACAAGTATTTTATGGATTGATTCGCTCGATACTCGAAAACCGCATGATTATATTGTCAAGAAGGTTGCAAAGAGTTTGAATAGCGTATCAATTGCTGTAAGCAAGGTGAATGTTAGTGCGTAAAATATCGTTCGGTTTATCTGTCAAAGAAATCAACCGTGCGATGAAAGAAGTTGAAAAGTACAAATCTGAATTGAACGCTAAAATATCCTTGCTGATTGAAACTCTTACGGATTACGGCGTAGAGATTGCAAAAGTACAAGTACAACAACTTGGAGCATGGTACACCGGGGAGCTTGAATCGAGCATTAGCGGTTATTTTAGTCCATCGACGGGGGTTGGCATCATCAAGGCGGGTGCGCCATATGCAGTTTATGTTGAATTCGGAACAGGTGTTGTAGGCGCAGGTTCCCCCCACCCTGCCCCCGCAGGATGGCAATATGATCTGAACGCGCATGGTGAAAGCGGCTGGTGGTATTACAACGATAGAGATGGAAAAATGCACTGGACGAAAGGAATGCAGAGCCGTCCTTTCATGTATAACACAGTACGGGAATTAGAGCAGGAATGCGTAAGAATCGCAAAGGAGGTATTTAGCCGTGATTGATATAGAGTCTATAATTTTCCAAAGGTTGTCAACCGTGTTGAGAGCCAATTACAGTGAAATATCAGTCTACGGTGAGTATGTTAAAACTCCTGCTGTATTTCCGTGTGTGACAATTGAGGAAAAAGACAATTATGTTTTAGAACGAACTCAATCGAGCGGAGGAATTGAGAATCATGCCGGACTCATGTACGAAATAAATGTGTACTCTAACAAAAAGACCGGTAAGAAAAGTCAATGTAAAGACATTTTCTCTCTGATCGATAGAGAAATGCAGGACATGGGTTTTACACGAATCATGCTGAATCCAATTCCGGATATAGACGATGCCACCATTTATAGAATGGTCGGCAGATATAAGGCGGTAGTATCGACCAACAAAACAATTTATAGGAGGTAAAGATTATGGCTATTACTACCTATGGCATAACTTTGAAATGGGGAACCAACCCCGAATCTCTGACAAAAAAAGTCGACATTAAAGATTTTCCAGACCTCGGTGGTGCTCCCGAATTACTTGAAACCACTCATTTTTTGAATCCTGCTCAGACATTTGTCCTCGGCATTCAGTCTATGGATGCTATGGAGTTCACTGCGAACTACACTAAATCCGATTACGAAGCAGTATTAGCAGACGCAAATAAGAAACTGTATTATGCCCTTGAATTTGGAATAGACGGCTCAGAAGGTGTTTTTGAATGGCAGGGTGAACATACTGTTTGGGTGACGGGAGCCGGCGTAAATGCCGTTGTTGAAATGAAAATCGGTATTGCACCTTCCACCAAACCTACTCTGAAAACAGCTTAATGGGGGTGTAGACAATGGCTAAACAGATTACTTTTGAATTCGAAGGTAAGAAATATGTACTTGAATTTACAAGGAAGTCCATAGAAACAATGGAAAAACAGGGTTTTATCGCAAGCGATATTGTTGAAAAACCTGTATCTACTTTACCGGCATTGTTCGCAGGAGCATTCCTTGCTCATCATCGCAATGTAAAGCGTGAGGTAATTGACAAGATTTTCGACAAACTCACCAACAAGCAAGAGTTGATTAGTAAGTTGGCTGAAATGTATAACGAACCTATCATGGCTCTTTTGGATGAACCGAGCGAAGATGAGGGAAACTTGAATTGGGGAGCGAACTGGTAAACTCAGCTCCCCTCCCTACTTATACCGAGCTATTTTACGAGCACTTTCCATTTTATTTGTCAATAGGTATGACCTACGACCAGTATTGGAATGACGATTGTGAATTGGTGGTTTATTACCGTAAAGCTAACGAGTTGAAAAACGCTCGAAAAAATCAAGAGTTGTGGCTTCAAGGAATGTATATCTACGAAGCGTTATGTTGTGTGTCACCCGTATTACATGCTTTTGCTAAAAAAGGTACGAAACCACATCCCTATCGGGATAAACCTTATCCCATCTCGGCTGAAGAAATCAAAGAGCATAAGGAAGCTATGGAAAAAGCAAAACGGAAAAAAGCGATGGCTGCTTTTATGACATGGGCATCGCAACTGGATTTACCAGATAAGGTTGAACGAGAGGAAGTGAGTGTAGATGTCCACCACGATTGATAGTTTACAAATAGAAATAACTCAAAACTCACAACAAGCGGTGGACGGCTTAGATGCGTTGACCGCTTCTCTCGGTCGGCTCAAAACTGCATCCAAAGGCGGAGTGGGTCTTACTGCTGTAAGTAATCAGCTCAAGAAATTAAACGATGTTGTGAATACGATGCAAGACCCCTCCACCAAAATATCTCAGCTTGTTTCTGCATTAAAGCCGTTAGAGTCTATAGGCAAATCCAACCTTAATTCCACGATAAATTCACTGAAAAAGTTGCCGGAACTTACTAAGCAATTAGCCGCTATTGATATGGGTGCGTTTGCTACTCAGATAGATAGGGTTGTTTCGGCGTTGAAGCCGTTGGCTACCGAGATGAATAAAATTGCAGCCGGGTTTAGTGCATTTCCTTCCCGAATTCAAAAACTTATTATAGAGAACGAAAAGCTCTCCGCATCCAATACTAAGGCTGCTAAGTCTTTTGGCATCTTGGGGACGGGCATAAGCCGTTTACAAGCTAAGTTCGGAGTTTACTATTTGGCATTTCGAAAGATTACTTCTCTTGTAAGAGACTGGGTTAGTGAGAGTAATAATTATGTTGAGAATTTAAACCTTTTTAGAGTTTCCATGAGAGAGGCTGCAGATGAGGCACTGGATTTTGCCTACAAGGTAAGAGACGCTTTCGGCGTAGACCCGTCCGAGTGGATTCGTTTTCAAGCCGTATTTCAGAATATGGCTACTGGTTTCGGTATAACGGCGGACAAGGCAACGGTTATGTCTAAGGGTCTAACACAGTTAGGTTATGATTTGGCTACAATTTTCAATGTTGATTATGAAGTGGCTATGCGGAAACTTGAAAGTGCCATAGCCGGTCAACCTCGTCCGATGCGTGAGTGGGGTTTTGATATATCGGAAACCACTTTAAAAATGGTAGCCTTAAATCATGGTATAAAAAAGAATGTAGAGTTGATGACTCAAAATGAGAAAGCCCAGCTTCGATACATTCAATTGATGGAAACGGCTCAGAAGCAGGGGATTCTTGGGAACTTTGCAAGAGAAATACATACACCTGCTAATGCGCTTCGTATTTTGAACCAACAGTTACTTCAATTAAGAAGAGCATTAGGAGACATGATTATTCCAATATTAATGAAAATAATCCCTTATATTCAAGCATTCGTAAAGGTTATTACTAATGCGGTGAGAGCGATTGCTACTCTGTTCGGATTTAAACTTCCAAAGATTGATTATTCCGGATTAGAAGGTCTTAAATCCGGAGCAGAAGCCGCAGAAAATGCTATAGGAGATACCACCGCTGCGGTTAAGAAATTAAAGAGCGTGACAACAGGTTTTGATGAACTTAAT